ATTCTAAATAATCTGCTTTAGTGTTTTTAATTAAAGAAATTAATGTATGTTTAATTTTTGTGTGATCTTTTAATTGTTTTATTATACAAGGAGTTTCTAATTTAAATGTATTCATAAGTTATTGTTTGTACAAAGTTTAATGAATCTTTTTGATTGTTGGTTAGGTAATACATATTAGTTGATGGAAACATAATAAACATATTATTTTTAAGTTCTATATCCCAACTTCTTCCTTTACGTCTGTTATCTTCAAAGTGTATTCGAACATTACAATCTTTGACTTTTACACCATATAATAATGTAAAGTCTGGAGAGTTACGTAGATCCACTGGATCAATATTTAATAAAGGAATAGTTGTTTCCGCAGGTTTATAGATATTTCCCCACGTTGATTTGTTTACTAGATTAATTCCATATTCAAGACCGATGTGATCTCGCATATATGTATTTAACATATCCCAAGTTCTTGAGAATGGAAAATCTTTGTTTGAATAAGTTGATTGTAAAATATCGCCAGTTAATTTATTTCGGTCGATGTCCCAATACTTAGGCATCTCTACATCACCAAAATATAATGCTTGCTCTGTTAATACTTTCTTCTGCATACCACCACCATTTTTAATTTATGCTTTTGAGTCTGTCAAGTCCCAAGTTGTATTAGTTTCATTCCAGACGTAACTCCAAGAATGAGTATCAGCTGTATTTTGTGAAGTCTGTTCTTCTGTTAATGCTGGAGCATCACCGATTGGTGATTTCCAAGAAGCTGATTCAATATGTTTTACCCAAGATGCATAAGGTTTTTTAGGCCAGAAAATTTGATCATCTTCGTCCCAAGTATAACCTATACCTGCGTAATTACCTCTAAAAGGTGTACCACCATCTTTGTGTGTACCACCTGATGTATTGTAAGATGTTTGAATCCACATTTGTGCAGGCCAATTATTGTGAGTTTCTAAATACTGTTGTCCTACTGTTTCATCTTCAACGCCATCAGCGTTATGCATATCAGAATTATTCAAAGTTAATACTTGAATAACTTTACTGTTTGATCCTAGTTTTGCAAAATGTGCCATAATGTTTCTCCTTATATTATATTTTTTATTTTAAATCAACTATTGAAATTTGTACCTTATTATTACTACACCAGATCCGCCAGCTCCTGAAGTTGATGGATGCACATCTGCTGTTGCACCGCCTCCACCGCCAGTATTAACTGTTCCATTAGTTCCATTACCTGCAGGATCACCATTTGGTTTAGGGGCATTATTAGCTCCTGGTCCACCACCACCTGATCCTCCTTGACCTTGTCTGCCGTTTGGTCTAGCACCACTTCCTCCACCTCCGGCTCTTGTTACTGGAGATCCGTTAATTTCACTTGTTGCACCGCCTCCACCATCACCTGCAGGAGTGCCTTGTCCATCGCCTCCATTTACACCAGCATTTAATGCTCCACCACCGCCACCACCTTGTCCTGCTGGTTCAGGTTGACACGCGTTTCCACCAGCAAAACCTTGTGCTGGACTGACGGGGGGTGTGTTACCTGCTCCACCTGCATTTGCTGCAGGTGCACATTCTCTTCCTGTCATAGTGTGTACTCCACCACCACCTGATGCTCCAGCTGCCCCACCACCTGTAGGAGTTCCTGTTCCACCTCCAGCTCCACCACCTGCTGCTGTTATTCCACCAAAACTTGAAGCAACACCATTTGTATTGGCTGTACTCGCAGGATTACAAATTGGACTTGCTGATACTCCTGCTGTTCCACCTCCACCTACTACTACTGGAAAACTTGTTGTTGTAACTGTTACTCTATTAGGAGCACTTGGATAACCATCTACAGTAGTTGAATAAGGTGTAACAGGGCTTTTAACTTCTCTATAACCACCTGCACCTCCACCGCCGCCTCTTTTTACACCTCCACCTGCACCTCCACCTACTATAACATATGAAACTACATTATTACTAGCATTACTAGCAATTTGACTAACCGCAAATGTTCCTGGTCCTGTAAATGTATGAATTTTGTCATTTCCACAAGGAGAAGTTGATACTGTTCCACCCGTAGCTATTATAAAATTATTTCCAAAACCATCTGAACTATTTCCACTATCTGTAACTATCCAACCTTTTGTTGCATCTACATAAACCAATGTTATAGCTGCTCCTTCTGTATTAACTACAAAATCTGAAGCAGATCCTTCTATATTAGAACCACCTCTACCAATTGTTAAATTATTGGTGTCAAAAGTATTTGCATAATCTGCTACTGCAACCACTGCTCCCGCAGTAGGTGATGAAGGTAAATTAACAGTAAAAACTCCTCCTGTTGTATTACAAAAATATCCCTCACCTGCTGTTGCAGTAAAGGTTGCTGTTTTAATTGAACCTGTAACCCAAGACGCTGAACCTGTTGCACCAAAACCTGATGCAGTACCACTGTTAGTTATTGATGCACCAGCAGGAATTGTAATAGTATCACCACTATCTCCTAACTGGACTGTTCCACAATTTGTTCTTGGACTAATTTTATTTACTTTTATTTCACTCATAATTTACCTACTGAAATTTGTACCTTATTATTACTATACCAGAGCCACCTGTTCCTACAGGGCCTCCACCACCACCACCTCCACGATTTGCTGTTCCTGCTGTATTTCCTGAACCACCTGAATTCTGACCTGTTCCACCTGTTCCACAAGGACTTCCTGGTCCTGGACTACCACCTGGATTAGCTCCACCACCACCACCACCAGCGTAAGCAGTTGTTGATCCTATAATTGATGTAGATGTCCCTGTTCCACCTGCAGAAGGTCCTGGTGAACCACTACCTCCACTACCACTTGCACCACCACCACCACCTGCTTGTTGAGGAGTTCCACTTGGATTAGTATTACCACCAGGGTTACCTTGTGGAGGACTAACAGGAGGTGTATTACCTGATCCTGCAGGTCCTCCCGCATTTGATCTTGCACCACCACCTGAACCACCATTCATAGTTGGTTGACCTCCGCAATAAGAAGAACCTTTTCCTCCTTTTGCAGAAGTAATAGTTGAAAATGTTGAATCAACTCCTTGAGCATTAACTGCACCACCGCCACCTACTGTGATTGGGTAAGCTTGGGCTGTTACTGTAACTCTATTAGGAGCGCTTGGATAACCATCTTTAGGACTTGCAGTATAAGGTGTAACAGGACTTTTTACTTCTCTATATCCACCTGCTCCACCACCTCCGCCAGCACTTGATCCACCTCCTCCTCCACCAGCAACTACTAAATGACTTACTAAATTATTTGCAGCACAAGGATGAACTTGAGAAACAGTAAAAGTTCCTGGTCCTGTAAATGTATGAATTTTGCAATTACCTGATGTAGTAATAGTTCCACCTGTAGCTACTAAAAAAGGATTACCTGTTACAGAATTAGATGTTTCTTGTGTATTAATCCAACCTTCTGTTCCATCTACATAGATAAAAGTTGCTGTTTGTCCTTCGGTAGATAATATAGCGTCTGCAGCTACTCCACCTATTTTTTCTGATCCATTAGGTGATACTGTTAAACTATTTGTTTGAAAAGTTCTTGTGTAATCTGAAAGAGATACGATTGCACCTGCTGATCCAGCAGGTAAATTTACTGTAAAGGCTCCACCTGAAGTGTTTGCAAAATAACCTTCGCCGTTTGCAGCTGTGAATGTAGATGTCTTAATTGATCCTGTTTGCCAATCCACTGTCCCTGTTCTACCAAAACCTGATTGTGATGCACCTGATGCAAGAGTAACGGTATCGCCACTTGCACCTAAAGTTATTGTTGTACCTGATTGACTTGCAATGTTTCCACCATCAGATGCTTGATACGCATTTGATTTTACAATGTTTCCTGCAACTGCAACTGTATCACCAGCTGCACCAACTGTAATTACATCACCACTTTCGTTGATAATGTTATTATCGTTTTGGTCTGCTATATTATCTACTTTAATTTTACTTGTCATAATTATTGAAACCTATACCTTATTATTACTATACCAGATCCACCATTAACTATTGAAGCTCCTGGTGTTTGACCACCACCGCCTCCACCAGTGTTTGTTGTTCCACCTTCAGCTTGTGAAGGAGCAGGTGATACAGCATCAGAACCATTACCTCCGCCGCCTATTCCCCCTTGAGCTACAATTCCAGAACCTTTTGGTTGAAATTGTGATTGACCTCCACCGCCTCCAGAAAAAAAATAATGTGATCCGCAACTTTCACCTGAAGTTCCAAAACCTTTTACACCTCCACCTGCACCACCATTTCCTCTTGTAGGGGCAGGAGCACTAGTATTACCTGTAATTCCAGCTTGAATACCACCTCCTCCACCACCACCCATTCTTTCTCCTGGACTAGGACCACCAAAATTTCCTCCATTATTGCCTTGAGAAGGATTTGTTGGAGGAGTATTACCACTTCCTGCACCACCTGTTGCACCGTGATAACCACCGCCACCACCGGATCCACCAGCAGCACCTGTATATATTGGAGAACTAGGTGATTCTGAACCACCACCACCACCACCTGCTGATGTAACTGTGCTAAATGTTGAATTTACACCGCTTGTACCAACAGATTTAGTTGGAGGACTCATAGGTGCACCAGCACCTCCTCCACCAACTGCTATTGGAAAACCTGTTGCTGTAACTGTAATTGATGTTCCAGATGGAAAATTATTTATAGGTAAAGCCGGACCACACGCTTGAGGGTTAGTTGTTGTATTAGCATAATATCTAAAACCTCCACCACCACCTCCACCAGCACCTGAACTAAAACCAGTACCACCTCCAGCACCACCAGCGACTACTACATAGTCTACTACATTATCTGATCCAGTAACTGCAACTTTAGAAACTGTAAAAGTTCCTGGACCTGTGAATGTATGAATTTTGTAATCACCACAAGTAGTTTCTGTTCCACCTGAAGCAATTAAATAAGGATTACCCGTAGCATTAGAAGTTGAATCTTGAACATTTTTCCAACCTTCAGTTCCATCTACATATACAAAAGTTAAAGATTGACCTTCTGTGCTTGCTACAAAATCAGCAGCTACTCCACCTATTTTTTCAGATCCATTTGCTGAAATTGTTAAATTATTTGTTTGAAAAGTGTTTGTGTAATCTACAACAGATACAATATTGCCCGCAGTTCCTGCAGGTAAGTTCATTGTAAATGCACCACCTGTTGTGTTAGCAAAATAACCTTCGCCATTTGCTGCTGTAAATGTAGCAGTCTTAATACTTCCTGTCTGCCAATCTACAGTTCCCGTTCTACCAAAACCTGTTTGACTAGCACCACTAGCTAAAGCTACAGTTCCACCACATCTACCTAAAGTTACAGTAGTTGCATCTACAACAACAGTTTTACTAGCTCCACCACCTGTTGTAAGTGTTGTTCCTGATTGTTGTGTTATTGCATCTACTTCTATTTTACTCATTAAACTACTACTACCGTTCCTGTAATTGTTTGTGTTCCAGTAACAGTTACTGGTCCTGCTAATACTCCTGAAGCAACTGTTTGAGTCTCATCAAGTGTTGTTGCATGTGTTACAACATAACCTGTAGCTGTCATAGATGGTGACATTGATCTCGATGCTGGTAGTGTACAGAAAACATTTTTAGTACCTGCAGAAAAGTTTACTGCACTATCAGAATTTGATGATGAGATAATTGTTGTTCTTGATAAAGTATCAGGTGAAGCATCGGTTACTGTACCAATACCTACCTCAAACTCACCAGCTGAATTTAATTCAATTGCATAGTAAGTTGTATTACCAGTTCCAATTCCTGAAACAAAACTTTCATAACCAGTTTCTGCACCAGCTAAACTAAAAGTTCCTGTTCCAGTAGTTGTACTTGTTTCTTTAACTCTATCGTTAACTATTAAAGCCATTACTACTCCAAAATTTTATTACGCGTCGCCAAGTCTAATGATTGCACTAGATGAGTTAGCAGTTGGAAACTGAACAACGAAATCACCGTTAGTTGCAGTTTTTGTTCCGCCAAAGTCTAAAACTAATACAGCTTCATTACTTGTACCTTTATAAATCAGTGCTCCTACTGCTGATAACGTTACAGAACTAAAAGTAGAATCTGCAAAGTCAACGAATGCAATGTTACTTGATACTGCTACACCGTTGTTAGTTAAAGTATTTCCGCCTGCAGTATAGTTTGTTCCAGATGAAGAAACTTCATTGGAAGTTGTATAAGCAGTTGTTGAAGTACTAAAACCACCTATAGATGTATAAAGCGCTAGTTTAAAAGTTGATCCACCAGATGAATCAAAATCAAACACGCCACCAAGTAGGTCTGTTTTAAAAGAGTCAGGTACTATATTTGCCATTTAATTGTCTCCTTAATTTATTTTATGGTGATGGTGATTTAAGAGGTGTACGAATAACTCCATCTTGATATTCGTCTCGGCGTCTACGACCTTGTTGTTCGATCGCGTACGATTGTAAAGCTCTTTTAAAAGATCCTTCGTAGTATTGTAACATATCTGCAGGACCTTTCAAGTATCCATATGCTTCTACCAAACATCCGTATAAAAGTAAATCCTGATATTTATTACTTGTATAAGTTCCTTGTGTACTTCCTGGTGAAGCTGTTATTGAATCTGGTTGTTTTGTATAAGCTAGAGTTATTAAATTGGTGCTATTTGGCGTAGGTGCTACTACCCAATAATTAGCATCCCAGTTAGCATAATACTTAGGTATTCCAGAAGCGGTTCCTGGAGTATCATAAAAAGTAGCCATATATGAAGTATCTTTTTTCTCTAAAAAAGTCTGATTTCCATTAGCATCTGTTAATTGTACATATCTTATAAATCTTAAATCAGATGGAATAGTTACATATCTACTACCAGCTGCTAAGTTTGAAGTTGCATAAAATCTATTATCATCAGAATCTGCATCTCTGTAAATTCTATTTTCAGCATTTTTAATTATTGTTGATAAAATAGTATTAGATAAAACTGAATCATCTACTTCTGTGTAGTTTCTAATATCATCTTGTAAATTTGCTAAAGTGTAAGCCATTACTTTGATTCTCCATATTTTCTACGTATCTTATCTTTTTTATCTGTTCTAGTTT